AGCTAGACCAGTCTGTAAATTCTGCTCAAGAGCAGTTTCCTGATGACATCATTGGATACAGTAAGTTAGTAGATGCCTCCAAGCAAGGCTTGTTAAGCAAAATGCCTGAGCAATACAGGGGTTCTGCCGAGCTAGTATTTGATAAGCTCAATGCAAAAGCTGAAAGCTCTGTTGCCAAGGCTGAAAAGGCTAAAGATTTGGCTCTTACAACTGCTGGAATTGAGCAGGGCGCTGCTGTTCTTTCTGACATTGTTACGAATGATGCTTACGCAGGGAATGTAGACGATGCTAAAGAGGGTCTTGCTGAGTTTACTGCCGCTACCCTAGGCTTAGTTGAAACTGCCGATTTAGACCCTGGCATTGCCTTGCAAAAAATTAATAGCTTAACAGATAGAATCACCGTTCAGGCAAAATTAGGTGAAGTTAACAGGGCTGTTTTAGATCCTTCTTTTGAAATGAAAGATCGGCTGGTAAACGGACGCGCCATTGTAGAGGCTTTTCGCAACAGCCCTGATCAAAGCCTATCCGCAGAGCAGAACCAAGAGCTATTAAACAAGCTTGACGTTCAGGTTTCTACTCTTGAGTTAAAGGCTGCAAAAGACGCGGCAACTTTATCTAGCGAGCAGATGAGTACTTTGTCAAATTTGGATATTTCAATTAAGAATCAAATTGGAGATCCGCAAGATTTAATTGATAAGGTTTATGAATTAAACGAGCAGGGTTATTTTAAGACCTCAAAGGGGGTGTCAAGTAGAATTAATTTGATTCTTGAGCAGCAATCGGCAGACCAAAAAAAGAATAACGGAATGGTTCGCGTTTCTAACCTTGTTAATGGTGAGCAGCCAGTTACAGGCCAGCCTATTATTCCAGTTACCCAGAAAGATGTTGATAACACTTACGAGGAGCTAATCAACGTAGGATTGTCTACCGATCCAGCCAAGAGAGGCGGGCAGGTAGCTCAGATAACAAAAATGACTGGATACCTTCCAACGCAGGCAAGAACTGAAATTCGGAACAACCTAGTGTCAGGAGATACTGACAAGATAGGTTATGCTGTAGATACTATTAATAGAATACAGGAAATTCCTGGAATTGGTGAAGTTGCATTTACTGACGCTGAAACGGCTTTTGCTTCAGTTGTAGCGGAGTCAGACAGTTACTTAACTCCAGAAGAATCAATCGCTAATGCTAAAGCTATTACTGGAACTGGATCTCCTACTCAAAAAGCTATGGCTGAGGCTAGAGCTGTTGAAATAAAATCAAAAGACAATAAGAAAGTTTTTGGAGCTGAAGTCTACGCCGAAGAAGTTACAAGTCAAATGACTGGTTTCTTATTTGACAGCGCCTCTGACTTTCAAAATGAAATTGCTTTTGATGAGCTTGTAACTGATTACAAAGTATTAACCGAGAATCTTTATAAAGCAGGAACGGTAGATATAGAATCAGCCAAAAAGAACGCTATGACACGCATACAGGCTAACTGGGGTAGAGGCGAGTTTGGTCTAATGAAGTATCCTCCAGAAAAATTTCCGGCATATAAGCTAAACGTAACAGGCGATACCTCTTATATTCGTGACGAGATCTATAATGATTTGCAGTCCAACGGGATTCTTGTTGAGCGAGAGAATATCCGCTTAATATCTGACGCAGAAACATCTAGGTCGGCTGGAAATAATCAACCAACGTATGCCATTATGATTAGGGCTAATGACGGAACTTTACAGAGCGTTTCTGCCCTTGATCCAGATGGCAACATGAGCAGCAGATTTAAGCCTGATGTAGAAAAAGGTAATGTTCTTCAAGCAGCTAGAATTAAAGCCGAAGAATACGGCAAGATGAACAAGTGGGGAACGCTTGATGAAAGAAAAATAAGAGCTGCTAAAATTGCTGAGAAATTTGGAACAGACAATCCTCTCAAGCAAGCTGAGCGTGAAGCTATGCGCGCAGTTCTAAAATCTTCTAAAAGCCCATTTGCATTGATAGGCAAAGGAATTAAAGAGTTTAAAAACATTCCAGACGCTATAACCGTAGAAAACATTAAGAAAGTACTGCTTGCAACTGGCATGCCCCAGCTAACAAACAAGGTGGGTGAGGCCGCTAACTTTATTGTTGAGGAAATAAACAATGCTAGTGATCAATATGTAGCATCTCTCGCAAGGCCTAAAAACGAAATAGACGAAATTAACGATCTTATAGAAGAGGGTAAGGCAGTAGAAGGCGATAGCACTGGCATTCCAGAAAGCAGAACAGTAACTGTTTACCCAACTCCAACAGAAAAGGAAGAGGCGGCAGGAATTACTCCAGAGCCGTATGTAATGATGCAACAGAATTACAGCTCAGCTCAGGTTAAAAAGTTATTTTCAAAGGCTATATCTAAGGAAAAGTTTACAAAAGGATTTAAAATTGCTGTAGACAAACTTGGTCAGGAAGAAGCTGAGATAATCTTTATTAATCAGTTTGGTCAAGAAATGGTTAATGCTTTGAAAGGAATAGGTGAGTAAATGGGATTTGTTGCATCTCCAGAAACACAGCTGCTAGGCAAAAAAACAGTTTATACTCCTGAAATAGATGAGCAGCAAGCTCCTTCTTTCGGGGAAGTCGTTGGCGCTGCGTTTAGGCAAGAGAACATTATCGGAGCTTTTTCTATTAGAGAAGTTGGCCTGCCTGACACTAAAGATAACCCGTCATTTGATGCTTATTCCATGTTTACAGAGGAAGAGAAGAATGATCAGGCTTTTGTATCAACCGCACTGTATGCTGACGATGAAGATGAGTTAGAAGCTACCCGCAAGCAGATGAGCAGAGAGCGTCAGGACAGAGACACTATTGCCAGAGGTGGCGCTACCGGAATGATTATGAGTGGCGTTGCCGGTGTAATGGATCCTATTTCACTCATCAGTATTGGCGGTGTAGCTGTCAACACTTATCGGGCAGGCAAAGGCATACTTAGTAGCGCTGCCGTTACAGGCTCTGTTGTAGCCGCTGAAACAGCCCTTGTAGAGGCCGCCTTACACACCCAGCAACTGACTAGGACGTTTGATGAGTCTGCCATTAACATTGGCGCTGGAACGCTCTTAGGGGGTGTTCTAGGGGGTACTGTACAGCTCTTGCCTAGATACGGAATTGATGAGACGGTTATTCGGGAAATGGCTGACATTATGGAGGTTGAGCCTAAGATAGCTGAAGGTATTAACCCTGCAATTAACGCTAAGACTGGCCCTGTAGGTGAAGATAGTGTTGGTGCTGCCCGTGTAGTTATAGGCGATGTTCAGGTTACGGGTAAAACTGCTAGATTCTTAACTGACAAGCTAGGTTTTGACCCTTTGTCTAGGGCGCTTACTAGCAAGTCGCCAATAGTCAGAAGGCTTGCAGCAGAGCTGGCAGAAAGCCCTATCATGCTAGATAACTTTACCGGCCAAGCTGTTGAGTCATTAGCTAAAATTAAGAGTGGAAAGCTGTACAACTCGATAGACAATAACAATAAGTTCTACGAGCAGTATACAAAGTCTGGCGCTCCTAAAATGAAACGGCGTGATTTTAACGAAGCTGTATCTAGAGCCATTAGAACTGGGGAAAGCGACATTCCTGAGATTAAAGCCTCTTCTGATTTCTGGCGCAAAGAATTATACGATCCTTTGAAGAACGAAATGATTGAGCTAAAGATGCTGCCTGAAGATGTTGATGTCAGTACTTCTGTAAATTACCTTAACAGAGTGTATAGCTCAGGCAAGATAGACGCTAATTACCCGCAGTTTATTACTAAGGTTTCTGGCTGGCTGCAAAAGAAAGATTTTGATCTATATGAGCAGGCTAAGATTGCATCTTCCAAAGTTGCAAAAGCTGAAGGAAAAGAAAAGGCAGACCTTCAGGCAATTATAGATAAAGCAGAATACAAGTCTGGTAGAGACTTTGAGGCGCAGGACTATGATGATATTGCAGCGCAGATTGCCCAAAGAATTAAAGGCTCGCCTGGCGGCAGGCTTCCTTACGACTGGAAGATGGGTGAAGGCACAGCAAAAGTAGGTAAAGTAAACGCGTTACGCGGCCCTCTCCGCAAACGAACCTTTCAAATTGATGATGAGATTATTGAAGAGTTTTTAGAGAATGACATTGAGGTCTTGGGTGCCAGGTATTTACAACAAACTGCTGCTGACATTGAGCTGACCAGGAAGTTTGGAAGCGTGGATATGGTTGATCAAATTCAAGCAGTTAACAGGGAGTATAGAGATAAAGCCAATGGTATTACTGATCCAAAAAAGCGTGCTGAATTAGAGAAAGAAAGGAACGCTGACATCCGAGACCTTAACGGAATGCGTGACAGGATGCGTGGAGTATATGGTTTTCAGGAAGATAACATATGGACTCGTATTGGACGATCGTCACGCGACCTTAACTATTTAAGATTGCTTGGAGGTGTAACCATATCCAGCTTTCCAGATGTTGCTCGCATTGTTATGGCAGAAGGTTTTGCCAAGACATTCAGTAAAGGCTTAGCTCCGTTAATCTCTAACACTAAAAACTTTAAAATTGCCGCTAGTGAAGCGAAGAGCTGGGGAATTGGCACTGACGTTTTAATGGCCGGTAAATCTGACGTTATTGCTGACGTTGGCGATTACGTTTCTGGTGGCACTGCTGTTGAAAGAGCATTAAGATCAGGCGCTAACAACTTTGGTAAGATTAACTTCCTTGACCGCTGGACTTCAGGAATGAAGCAGCTACACGCAGTAACCATGCAAACCTCTATCTTTGACGGGTTGTCTAAAGGCAAGTATGACAAGCGCCTTGGACGACTAGGGATTGATAAGCAAGCTGCTAATGACATGATGGCTCAGGTTGTTAAACACGGGAAAAACGAAGATGGCGTGTGGATAACAGGCGCTAAGAACTGGGATCGCCCAGACTTGGAGCGTATGTGGGCCGTAGCTATGAGAAAGGAATCTGACCGTGTCATTATTATGCCAGGTCAGGAGAAACCTTTATTTATGTCTTCAGAGATGGGTAAGACTATCGGACAGTTTAGGTCTTTTATATTGTCTGCTACTCAGCGTGTATTTATTGCTGGAGTGCAAAATCAAGATCATAACACTATGGGCGGCATTATTTCGCTAGTAGGAATGGGAGCATTCTCTTACGTCATTAAACAGCAGCTTGCAGGCCGTGAAGTAAGTGAAGATCCGGCAGTGTGGATAACTGAAGGCATTGATCGTTCTGGCGTTCTTGGGATTGTAGGTGAGATTAACAATACCATTGAGAAGATTTCTAGCAACTCGGTAGGGCTTAGGCCTTTACTGGGGATTAGTGCGCCAGCATCGCGCTTTGTGTCTCGCAGCGTTTCAGAGTCGATTTTAGGGCCAAGCTTGGGCAGTCTCTTGAGCACTACTGTTGCAGCAAGTAACGCCCTTTCATCGTCAGGGCCAATGACAGACTCTGACATTAGAACTTTAAGAAGATTGATTCCATTGCAGAATCTTAGTGGTGTAAACAAAATATTTGACGAGATAGAAACAGCCATAGGCGACATGTAGTAGCTGTATAAAAAACAACCAAATTATAGTATAATCGAACCAAATTAAAAGGGTGTCAAAATGACCGTAACTGCAACTTCTACTCGTGATGACTACAGCGCCTCTGCTGGGCAAGATACATTCCAGTATACCTTTAGAGTGCTGGCAGACTCTGACGTAACTGTCTATAAGAACAATGTCATAGTCGCTCCTGCTGACTATACTGTAAACAATATTGGTGCAGTTGCTGGTGGTACTTTTGTCTTGGACACGGGTGCTAGTCTTAACGATACAGTCAGTATTGTATTAACCATGCCTGTTACTAGGGATACTAACTATCAAGAGAACGGTGCCTTCTTAGCTCAAGATGTTAATGGTGATTTTGATAAGATTTACATTGGCGCTATACAGAATGAAAACGCTATTGATCGAACCATTAGATTGAGCGATGCTGAGAATGTTCCGATTAGCATGATTCTTCCGCTAAAGGATCAGCGTAAAGGTAAGTTTCTAAAGTTTCACGATACGACTGGTGCGGTACAAGTTGCTGATGGAACTAGCCTTGGGGAACAGTATACAGCAGGATCTGGACTTGCTTTAAGTGCTGGCAATGAGTTTAGCAATACTGCTCCTGACCAGACTGTTTCATTAACGGGTGCTGGTACAACTAATGTAACAGGAACATACCCTAACTTTACTATTACAAGTACAGGTGGTGGTGATGTAACTCTTGCTGGCAACAATACCTTTACGGGCAATAATACTTTTAACGCATCCCTTGCTGCTCCAGGCGGGATTACTGCTGGAAGTTTCTTTTCAGTTGGCACTACTGGAATAGTTGATGTAACTAAAATAAAAGCAGGATCTGGTTCTAGTGGGACTCCTGCATATACATTTGGTGCAGATGAAAACACAGGAATGTGGCGAGCGGGGGCTGATCGTTTAGCTTTTTCTACTGCTGGAGCGGAAGCTTTTAGGATAATTGAAAATGGGAATGTAGGAATAGGAACTACGATTCCATCCGCTGAATTGGACGTTAATGGAACTATTGAATTTAACGGCTTGTCTGGCACTGGTACTGTAACAGTTACCAACATCCTTGATGAAGATAACATGGCAAGCAATAGTGCTACTGCTCTTGCAACCCAACAATCAATCAAAGCTTACGTTGATGCTAACGCTGGTGGTGGTGGTGACATTACTGCTGTAACTGCTGGTACTGGTTTAACTGGCGGCGGCACTACAGGGGCCGTAACGCTTAACGCAGTTGGTGGTACTGGCATTACTGCTGGAGCTAACGACATCTCTCTTGACTTAGCTACTGCAACAACAAGAGGCGGCGTTGAATTATTCAGCAACACAGACCAGTCTGTAGCGGCTAACGCGGTCTCCTCTACGGCTGGAAGAACTTATGGCATCCAGCTAAACTCAGCTAATCAAGCTGTTGTTAATGTACCTTGGGTTGCAGGTGCTGGCGGTGGTATCGCGCTAACTGATTTAAGTGCAACTACTGCATCTCCTGGCACTACTGGCTTGGCGTATGACAACACCTCTGGCGTGTTTACTTATACTCCTGCCGTTGCAATTACCAATAACAATCAACTGACTAACGGCGCTGGTTACACGACTAATACTGGCACAGTAACTCCATCTAGCACTGACACTTTCACCAACAAGTCTGGAGCTATATCCCAGTGGACTAATGATTCTGGTTACACGACTAATACTGGTGACATTACTGGGGTGACAGCGGGTGATGGCTTGTCTGGTGGCGGTACTACAGGCACAGTTACAGTTGACGTTGATAGCACTGTTGTAAGAACTTCAGGCGTCCAAACAATTTCTGGACAGAAGAACTTTAACGATGTTATTCGGATTAACAACACTAACGCAATTTTAAGATTAACGGCAGGAACAAGTAACCCTGCAACAATACAATTTGGCGATGTTAATGATTTTGATATAGGCAAGATTGCTTATAACAACTCTGACAACTCAATGGCCTTTACTACCAGCACTGGTGAAAGAGCTAGGATTACTTCGGCAGGTGACTTCCTTGTAGCAAAAACGTCTGGTAACTCAACCGTTACAGGAATTGAGCTTGATTCTACCGGCATAATATACGCTACATCTGACCTTCCTAATTATCAAGGCATCAATATAAGGAATAACTCTTTAACAGATTCACTGGTAGGTTTAAGGGCATATAACGGTGTAGGGCAAGTAACCTCTACCTCCCTTACAGGTGGTGGACATAGTATTGCTATGGATGGTGGATTAAGTGGAGAGTATGCAAGATTCACTAGTGCAAAAAGATTAGGTATAGGCATTACCGCACCGACTCAGGCGCTGCATGTTGTTGGTGACATAGTGGCTACAGGTAACATTACTGCTAACTTTTCTGATGAACGCCTTAAAGACTTCAAGGGAACCATCCCTAACGCGTTAGACAAGGTAGCCCAGCTTAACGGTTACTACTACACTCCTAACGAAACTGCTCAATCTCTTGGTGTAGACAACAACGGGCTAGAGGTAGGTATCTCTGCTCAAGAAGTAGAAGCTGTACTACCAGAGATTGTTGCTAAGTCTGCAATAGGCAAAGACTACAAAACAGTAATGTACGAAAGACTAACCCCTTTGCTTATCGAAGCTGTAAAAGAGCTGACTCAAAAAGTAGAGAAACTTGAATTAAAATTAAACGAGATGGAGAAATAAAATGGCTTTAATTTGGAATATTGTAGCACTAGACTCTACTGTAGATACTGGCGCAATTAACACTTCTCATTGGGAAGCTTCTGACTATGAAGTGGTTGATGGCGTAACTCATAGAGGCCGTAGGTATGGATCTATTGGCCTTGAAGCTAATGTAGACGCTGAAGGTTTTATCCCTTGGGCTGACGTTACTGAAGAAATTGCTATGGCATGGACTAAAGCTGCCTTGGGTGAAGAGGAAGTTGCCTCTATTGAAAGCTCTATTGCTGATGACATTGCTAAGTCTAAAGTTCCAGTAATCATCAGTGAAAACCCTTGGGTTGTAGCAGAACAACAGGCTGCTGAGGAAGCTGCTAGGCTTATCCTTGAAGGCGGTGAGTAATGACTCTTGCCGCTTCAGGAGAAATGTCCCTCGCTGGCACTGCGGCTGACAGGTCTGTTCAGGTAGCTCTCGGCGGTGATGGTACTACGCAGATTTCTATGAATGACACTGCGGTACGGGCTTTGGCTGGGGAAGCTACTGGCCCTATCAGTATGAATGATTTTCATGGAAAGTCTGCTGCTGGGGGAATAACTGCTCGCTATATTCGGGTCACTGGGTTTACAAGGTCGGTATCTGTTGGCCCCTTCATTTCACAGTTTGCCTTGTATACAGATGCAAATTTAACAAACTTAATTATTGGTCAAGATGCTAGTACTAACCCTACCATACCTGAGCTTTCTGCCAGCTACGAGAGTACTAGTTATCCAGCTCGTAAGGCGGGGTCAGTCTCGACTACTACAGGTTGGTATCTTGCTACTCGCGCTGCCAATGTGATTATAAACGACTGGATTCAGTACGACATGGGTTCGCCTATTACAATAGGAAGTATTCTAGTAAGAAACGGATACTCCAACAGCAGCTTCAACTACTGGGCTACTGGTTTTAATGTTGAGCATTCTAATGATGGAACTAACTGGACGTTAATACAAGCTGTGACTAACATTACCGGCCCAACTGTTAACACTATTAATACTTAACTTTAAGGAAACAAAAATGAAATATTTATTATTAGCATTACCATTGGCTCTTATGGGCTGTAACACCTTTAACGGTGCTGTTGACGGATCACAACAGATTGTAGGAACTACTGTTGACTCAGCGCAGTCTATGGTTTCAGACACTGCTAAGGGTATTGGAGCAGGATCAGCTACGTTTGTTGAAGGCATTGCCACTGACATTCGCAAAGCATCTGAGTAAGTGATAGCGGAGATTGCCGCTGCTAATGCTGCCTTTAAAATTATTAAGGCGGCTATAAGCAATGGCAAAGAACTCTATGACTGTTCTGCTGCTGCTCAATCTTACTTTGATAACAAAAGCGTAATAGCCAAACGTGTAGCTTCTAAGGGCAAGAGTGACTTAGAGGCTTTCATGGCTCTAGAGAAAATAAAAGAGCAGGAAGAATGGCTAAAGGACTACATGATCTATGCTGGTAGAGCTGACATGTATGGTGACTGGCTCAATTTTCAAAGTGACTGCAAGAAGCAAAGAGAAAAGAAAGTTCGCCTTGCTGCCCAGGCTCGGCAACAAAAGATTAAATTACTCAAGCAATTTATTACAGTTATTGGCATAGCGATAGCAGTGATACCAGTTCTGATCTATGCAATTATCTTTATGGTAAAAAAATAATGGCAACAGCTAAAGAAGTTCTGATACGTCTTGAAGGCCACGAGAAAGAATGCAATGTCAGATATACTAACATTGAAAAGCGACTAGATGACGGAAGCAAGCGGTTTGCCAAGGCTGAAATAATGTTATGGGGAATGTACCCATTAGTAATTGGTGCTGCTTTATTAGATAAAGTGGTGATATGAGTATTTTCAGCGCACTGATTGGCCCAGTTGCGGGACTAGCCAAAAGTTATCTGAGCAATAAGGCTGAAGAGAAACAGGCCAAGCATGACCGTAAGATGTCTGTTATACAGAACGATGCTGACTGGGAAACCAAGATGGCTGATGCCTCTAAGGATTCTTGGAAGGATGAATTCTGGACTATTGTACTAGCCGTTCCTATATTCATGGTAGGCTATGCCATAGCAGCTAACGATGTAACTGTTATTGATAGGGTATCCGCTGCGTTTATAGCACTAGAGGAATTGCCTGAGTGGTATCAATACCTTTTATTTATTGCTATCTCTTCTAGCTTTGGCATTCGCGGTGTTGGCAAGTTAATGAACATGAGGAAGTAACATGGGAAAGATAGTTGAATTTCCTGGTCGCCCTGACCTGGTCAAGCTGGCAGAAGAGTATGATCACCTGGTGGTCATAGGTGTAAGTGAAAGCCAGATACAGATCATTAGTAACATGGAAGATCCTGACATACTTTACAGCATGGAAGTTGCCAAGTCGGAGTTAATCAATGCCTACTTTACCGATGAGGCAGTACACTAATGCAATTACAATACTTCGATATTAAAGAATTTGACTGTCAGGAGACTGGCAACAATGCAATGTGTCCTTTCTTTCTGGAGAAGCTGGACGAGCTGCGCCATGTATGTGGGTTCTCATTCACGATTACCAGTGGATACCGTGATCCTATAGGCCATCCAATTGAGGCTAGAAAAAATGTACCAGGTACTCATGCCAAAGGGATAGCTGCTGACATACATATTAACAGCGGTGCAGAAGGATATAAGATTGTTCAGGAGGCCATGAGGTTAGGCTTTACTGGGGTGGGTGTAGCCAAGACTTTCATCCATGTAGACACAAGAACTTCTATGCCTGTTATGTGGTGCTACTAAAAAAACCCACCGTCTGAAGAGGAGTGGCAACAGACGATGGGGAAAGCAGGGGAGCTTTATCAAGCAAGTGTAAAACAAGTGTAAAACAAGATTTGCCGTCTTCGCTTTACTTCACTTCACTTCCCGCTTGAGGTTTTATTCTACCACAAGATCTGGGTAACGCAACATTAATTGTTCTTCTGTTAAAGGCGCTGTCCTGGCTATCTCAACTTCTATTACATGATCGACTATCGCCTGTATTTCTTTCTGCGCAAACGTAGTATTTGCTCCATGATACATAACAGATTCAAAGATCTCATCTAGCCTTTGACTCATGCCAGGTATCTCCAGTATTTTTGCCTTCCTTCTCAAGCTATTTATAAACGACATATGTCACCTCGACTGTCTTAATTGTAACTGATTGGTTGGTAGCTGGAACTGGCCAGCATTTTTTTATGCTCTTCACGGTAATGCTTTGCTATCTCAGCCCTTAACAACTTGTTAGTGGGCATCTTAACATTCCACTTCTCTCGCAACATCTCCATATGACCTGGCCCTAAGTGCTCCATACACCACCTGCTGAAGTCCAGTGGGTTGGCAGTGAACGTCCGGTGACAGTAATGGCAGAGACAAACTGCGTTATCTAAACTCCACCTAACTGATTTGGCTGCCCTTCCGTATATGTGGGCGCACTCTTGTCTGCCAAATTTTCCGCAATGCTCGCAAGTAGACTCGCTCTTCAGTCTTACTACGTCACTAAACCACTTATCTGCTGCATCTCTTTTAATTGTCATAATGCTAGTTCTCCTTGCGCCCATTCACATGTGAAACCGCAGTCGCTAGGCTTATCTTTCTTGAAATTCCCTCTGTCGCTTGCAAGAACATCCAGAAACACGGGGCCATCTTTATCCTTGTTAATGGCATGACCTATTTTACGCTCCAAGATAGCCATCTTTTCAAACGCATCGGGGAAGTCATACCTGATTTTATTCCAATACCCCATTCCACCCTTCACGCAGCCAATGCAATTATTATTACTGTAACCCAGTTTATACATAATAGGTGTGTCAATGCCCAAGCTTTTTATAAATTCCATGCAGTTTTCTTTATCTATGCCTTTGTCATGCAATATAAAATCTGTAATTACTTCATTGTTAGAGTCAATAAATCTATTTACTCTATTAGTTTCTTCAGATGTATATCCAAATATTTGAATGTCAGAGTCACGCTGATAGGATTTCCTTACATCTTTTTTTAAAATCATTGTACAAGGTGCTCCAGTCGGCCCTTTAATAAACTTCCTAGATTCAAACACGTTATAAATAGAAAATTCTTTGCTTTTATCGCCTATAATTTTAACTGGAATGCCAGTTTTTTGAGAAAAATCACGCAAAAACCTTAAATTATCCTCATGTTCCTCGGCAACCCTGCAATACACTGCTTCAAACTCACAGTCTTGATATTTTTTACTGGCCAAATAAGTTGCGTAAGCACTTGCAGCTCCGCAGCTAAACCAAGATATAACCCTCATATTGCTCTCCTAAAAATCTTTCAAATACTATCCGGTAGTCTTGCCTAAGCTTAACTGGTACATTGGCTCAAGTTTACCTTGCATACTGCAATTGGGCCACCGAAATGGCCACTTAAACAGGGTAGGATTAACTATTCTGCTGCCTCTTTAGTTCAGTGTACTCATTATCCTTTGGCATGGGTAGATACAAATCTCTTTCAGATGCCCAGTGTAATACTTGATCTAAAAAATAACACATCTCACCAGTGTCCAGATCTCGTAGACTAACTAACTGGTCTTTCACAACAGTAGATCCAACCTTGATTGTTTTTCGCGGCCCAAACTTGTGCTTCATCATCCACTTGCAGCCTTCCTCTGTGGCCTCTGGCTGCTTCTTAATAAACTGTGTGGACATAGCTCTGAACCATATGTGGGCTAACGCTATTTGGCTGGTTGTTGCCCTGCCTTGAAACCTCTCTAGCCTGACAGCGCATGGGGTTGAGTAATCCCACCCCCCTAACCTGTCGATAATAGCTGGCAATCTTTTCTCAAAATCGCCCAAACTCTTGATGAGATAGTAATCACCTTGGGTAATTTCTGTCATACTAATTTCCTTCTTAACCATTCATTCATTACTTTGGATGATCGTGTTTCGCATCTTACTATTTGCTGAACACCTGGGGTTGTCAAAGCCATGTCATTAATAAACACTCGGCTTCCTCTCATTCTTTCTCGGATTAACTTTTCGCTTATACCAAATGCCTTGCCCAGTTGAACATAACTGTAGCTCTGGCCAGACACCAGGTCTTTATGCTCACCCTGATATTGAATCATTCGACACCGGCTAGTTAAGGCTCGGACTGGAAACAAATCGCAGTCTCTTACTACCCGAGTAACGCCTCGGTGTTTAAATCTACTTTGAATTGTTTGCGGGCTAATTGAAATTGCGTCTGCAAAGTCGGCCATGCAGTAAAAAAACCCTGAAGTTAAAGCTTTATGGTTGTTGCCTTCATACAAAAACATTCGTTTGCCGCTTGGTGTAAGTCTTTTTGCCATTGTTGTTTCTCCTTTATCGGGCTAATCTGCCCATGATGTATCGGTTAATTGTTGGTGTATAGACTGATCTCTAATTGAATCAGTTTTAGTTTCTTTCTTTGCAGTCTTATTTGACTTCTCTCTAGCACCCCAAGACCCAATAGTCTTTGGCCAAGAGATCATCTTGTTCTTTCCAATTCTCCAGCCATTAGCCTCGTAGTGATGCCAGAAGACAGAAGGATCTATTCCAGAACCTTTCCTGTTGCAGTATTCAATGACCTCATCCAGAGTTGGCGGGACAAAACGCTTAACCGGCTTATCCTCTGGTTCGTCAATAACTACTACTTCATGTTCAACTTCTTCTTCGAGAGCTGGGGAACTTGTTTCCCCCCTATTATCTGTAATATTAGATGTAGTATTAGATGTAGTATTAACTATTAAGTTTTCTTGGGTAGGGTCATTAAGTTTTCTTGGGGAGGGTATTAAGTTTTCTTGGCTACCCTCATTAAGTTTTCTTGGGGAGGTGGGTAAGATTTCTTGCATAGGGTTATCGACCAACTTCAAGTACCTGGCTTGGATCTGCTTAGTGCCTTCTTTGTACTGTAGTTGTCTTGTGATGTACCCACAATCGACCAGTGAACTGATCCACTGGCTAACTGAAGTCTCTGTCTTGCCATAAAGATCAGCAAAATAGGCATTACGCGCCCAGCAGTAACCTTTATCGTTGCACAGAGCAGTGATTTCCCCATATAAAAGTTTAGCGTTAGCCGTTAAACGTACGTCATAGCGGACGCTTGCAGGAATGATGGCGTAATACCCTTTGCTATTCATTACTCACCCGCCGCAATAAACTCGCTGACTTCTACGTTAAAGGTTGCAGCAAAGGTTAAAAGGGTACTAGCTCGCGGTGATCTATGCTTATTTCTGATCAAGCTAATAGTAGAAGGATTGATTTTGGAGATTCTTGACAGCTCAACTGATGACATCTGGTCGCGTTCCATAAAGAATTTAAGTGATTTGTTAATATCCATGATAGTTCCTTAGTAAGTGAAGTTGCATCATAGCCCTTTGTTAAATTAATTGCAATAGAACAATTGACTACTTGCGAGAAGTGTGTAAAATAAACACCTCAACAACAGGAGAGCAACATGACTTATCAAGATGAAGACCCTGCAAGAACTGGTGACTTTGATTTCTGCAATGCTTTAAGTATGTCATTGTTTGGACGACCGCATGACGAGTCCGAAGAGGCATATGAGAACCGTGTAGCAATGCGCCACACCCAGCCTATCTATGAGCCAATGTCTGAATACGAAATTCAACGTGACATAGCGGCAGCTAAAGAAAACGACCGTTTAGTAAATAAAGTTCTGGAAGGCTATCAAGCCAGGTGGGGTTAATATGAATTTAGAAACTTCAACTTATCTTAACGATATTGATCGTGGGGATATGGACTGTAAGGTAGGAAATGAAGCGCCCAGTGATGAAACTGAGGCGTATTACATTGGATACGGTGCAAGATATGTATTCGAGCAAATGAAATCAGCAGGAGAATTTAACTAATGACAAGTAAAAGCGTATGGGCCACATTATCGGCTATTGATTGCAGTGCTCACATAGCAAAAAAAGGGCAGCTATCTTATCTCAGTTGGGCATGGGCGTGGCAAACCTTGAATGAGCACTACCCTGAAAGCACTTTTGAGTATTTTCAGCCAGAGTCACTGCCAAATGATACGGTTGAAGTATCAGTTGCCGTAACAGTTGAGGGTAAAAGGCATTCCATGTGGCTACCAGTCATGGATAACCGAAACAAAAGCATAGTGACACCAACTAGCAGAGACATATCTGACGCTAGAATCAGGTGTTTAGTCAAGTGTATTGCCATGCACGGTCTAGGCTTGTACATTTATGCTGGTGAAGACTTGCCAGAAGCTGCTAAGACTGAGGTTTTGACTCCAGCGCAGGCTGAAGACATTAAAGACTTGCTTGAACAGGCTAATGGTGACGTTACTAAGTTCTTGGGGTTCTTTAAAGCCAGCAGTGTAGACGAAATGCTAGCAATTCATTACCCCAAAGCTGTTGCTGCACTAAAGGCGAAGATTAAGTGAGCTTGAGGAAGGCCATTAATGACTATTGTAAGGGTTGTATCTACGATAGTCTGGCCCCAGGCACTTGGTTAAAGCAGGTAGAGGACTGTAGTTCGCCGAATTGTGAGCTTTATCCTGTCAGACCTAAGCCTAGATCAAGAGGTGATGGCGATGCAGATATTATCGCATGTTCAGGGGAGTGATGGGTGGCTTGGCAGTAGGATCGGTAGGCCGTCAGCCTCGCAGTTCAGTAAGTTGATCACTACTTCAGGTAAACCTTCAGGCTCTGCTGGTAAATACATTGAGCAGCTAGTCATTGAGCGTTTATCTGGTGAGCCTACTCCGCATTTTCAGTCTGAGCATATGGCAAGAGGTAATGAGCTTGAGCCAGAGGCGCGTGAATACTATGAGCTGATGACTGGTAACACTGTAGTTGAGGCTGGTTTTATCCTCGATGACAGTGAAGAGTTTGGAGCCAGTCCTGATGGGCTAATAATGTGCGATAACGAAATTGTTTCAGGTTTAGAGATAAAATGCCCAGCAGAAAGCACTATGCTAGGCTACATTGAAAAGCCCATGAAAGGCGTTAAGCAATACTGGCAGCAGATCCAGGGCTGCATGATGATAACGGAAGCTAAAACGTGGGATTTCCTAGCATATCATCCTGAGATGGAGCCTGTACTGGTGACAGTTGAGTACGATGAAGAGTTTTGTAGTAAAATGTACGATGAGATCGTGAAAGCGGTCAATATAATTAACCAAGAGTGTGAGGAATTAGCATGAAGTTAGGTATTTCAGTACGAATTGACGTTACAAAGATCGACAAGAGCCGCTTATATCAGGGTGCAAAGGGTACTTACTTGGATTTGACTACGTTTGTCAGTGATGAGCTAGACCAGTACGAAAACAATGGCTTTATCAGCCAGAGCCTGACCGCAGAAGAGCGTGAAGCAAAGACCCAGACACCAATCTTGGGTAATGTGAAGATCTTCTACACTGATGGCCCTCAAGCTGCCGCATCAGCCCCACAAGCTGCTGCAATTGATGAAGATATTCCCTTCTAACCGCTAGCAGTAGTAAGAAGCGTACCGTTTAACGGGAGACGCAGGACTGCCCACCTGTACGCGCAAAAGGGCGCTTTAGTTTAAAAAATGCCGAATATACGGTGTAATACACCTTAAAATGTACAATATGTAAACCAAATGAAGACAGGTAGAGAAGAGGAATTAGAAGATGGACACTCTTAAAAAGTTGATTGCTGAAAACGAGCAGTTGTTCGATGAGTTAGAGTTTTGGAAGTCAGTAGCTGTAGAACTTTATACGCCTGAAGACGCTTACGAAGAATTTTTACAAGACGCCGCAGCATATTCGCTAGACAAAGCAAAGTGGTTGGAGAGTGCAGCATCTGGCTGGGGAAAGAAATATGCATATTGGCTTAACTTTGACTCTAGTGCTTACAAGTTTGAAGAAGAAACAGGTAGAGAAGAACCCTGTGGTTCAGAATTATTACAAAGAGAGAAGGAGAAGAAAGAAAAGCTAGCAATAGCTGAACTGGTAAAAGAACTGATGCTGCCACTGAGTGAACAACGCAATATACGGTGCGATACACCTTAAAATGTACAATAGGTAAACCAAATGCTTGATATATTGAACAGTAGAATGCGGACACCTGATGGGACAATACTTGAGTCTCATTACCGCCATGACTATGTGACCCATACGGATGCCAACGGCAAAGAGTACATGTTAGATGGTGGTTTAGATTATGTTAGATGTTCTGCTAATGGTGACGAACACTTGCTAACTATTTATACCGACTACCCCCACGAAGTGATAAGGCTGCATGCCAAATGGGGAACTTATGGTAAGCAGGGCGACCAACCTTTGAAGTATGTAGCAATTGCGGATTTAAACCCATACCACCTTAGAGCTATCTTAGACACGCAGAAGGCAACAATGCGGCCAGCTATGTACAAAGTTATGCAAGATGAACTGGAGTATCGCAATGAAAGTTAAAATTTATAAACTCGTAGAGCAGATAGTCGAGCAAGGTACATATGCAGGTTATCATAGGGCGCACAAGCATACCGATACCCCTGATGAATATACAATAACAAACTGCATTGCTGAATACATAATGAATGGCTTTGATGAAGCATTTGAATTTGATATGGAGGAATAGTAATGCAGATTACCGATTACATATTTATAAACCTAATTGTTGCTGGCAGCAGTAAAGGCGTTGAGTTTGAACAATGGGAGCTAGACGCTAAAAGCAGTCCGCGTTTTGGCCGCAACTGGTGGTTTTGGCTGCCTAACCTTTTTACAAATGGCGGCAGGTTTAAGCCTTGGGAAAATACAGACATAGGGTTGCAATGGCTATGTTTTAGCTTGTCACTGACAGTTTATTCTAGGCGCAAAAGGAATAGTAATGCAAAAGAAATTTAAATACTTTGGTCTTGGTATTCTATATTTAATTATCTCACCGGTCTATGTTCCAGCTTTAATTCTCTGGCAAGAGAGAGATGATATAAAAGACTTTTACTTACAATGCTTCAAAGCAATTACATTTAAGGATATATAGAATAAAGAAGAATAACGCATATCATTAATGATATAAAACCCATGAATATAAGCCATTAGCTATCATATCTGATTGCTGTAAAATCCGGCCCTCAATTGAGACACTTTTCCCTACCAATAAATTGGCATTTTGCACACTTTTTGCAGGGAATAATTAAAGAGGTTTTAAAGATGGTTTGGTACGGTATTACGGTAGTAATGTTAGGTTTGATGGCAATTGCAAAAGATGAATTCAAGAGGTAACTCATGAAACATATGGTAATCCCCGATACCCAAGTAAAGCCTGGCTGCCCTATAGATCATTTAAAATGGGCTGGGCAGTACGCTGTAGACAAAAAGCCTGACGTTATTGTACATATTGGCGACCACTGGGATATGCCCAGTCTCAGCCATTACGATAAAGGGACTAAGAGCTTTGAAGGTAGGCGATACACTCAGGATATTGCAGCAGGCATTGCAGGAATGGAAGAGTTTCTGGCCCCTATTCGCGCAGAACAGCGCAGACTGAAAGTCAACAAGCATAAGCAGTGGAATCCCCGCCTAGTGTTTACTCTCGGTAATCACGAAAATCGCATAACACGCGCTATTGAATCTGACCCCAAGTTGGATGGTCTAATATCGTTTGATGACTTGTGCTTGGAAGGAATGGGCTGGGAAGTTGAGCCGTTCTTGGCACCAATCAAGATAGATGGCGTGGTGTACTCGCACTATTTTACCTCTGGAATCATGGGCCGACCTGTAAGCAGTAGCAGGGCATTGTTAACCAAGCAGTTTCAGAGTTGTGTGATGGGTCACGTTCAGGATAGAGAAATCAGTTTCGCAAAGAGGGCTGATGGTACTCGGGTGACAGGGTTATTTGCTGGCATATTCTATCAGCACGAAGAGGGATACCTAAACGCTCAGACCAATCTGTCATGGCGTGGTATATGGATGCTGCACGAAGTCGATGATGGTGCGTTTGATGAGATGCCAGTCAGTCTAAACTACTTGAGGAAGCGTTATGGGTGATCCAGATGTTAAAGACTGGGATAGGCTTAAAAAAGAAATGCCTGCTATAGATGGGAAAGTGTACGCAAACTTAGCCGACCCCGTAAACTCACCCAATCACTATCTGGCAGGGTCTATAGAATGCATTGATGCTATCGAAGCTAGTGCTAGTAGTGCGGATGCGTTCAGGGGTTACTGCAAGGGCAATGTCCAGAAGTATTTGTGGCGCATGGAGCATAAGGGCAAGCCAAAAGAGGATGCTCTCAAGGCCCAGTGGTATCTAAACAAGCTGATTAGCAAACTTTAGCCCTATTCCATAAACTACGATGCGCAAAAAAGCCCCAGTTAAGGGGCTAAGTCTCGGCCAGGTTAGGTCTATCCCCATTGATCGGCCATTGCGTCCGCGATCCCCTGATAGGTTTCAGATCTGATCTTCCATCTATCCGCACTTGGCCCTAGTTTGTTCTGACCGCTTGGCGTTTGATTATCCCAATAGCCACAATCTGGCCTTGGCAGGGTATTGGTTGAGGTCAGTTCTGGCAGGTTATGGAGCCACAAGCCGGTTTTTTTACTTTCAGAATGCCCGAACTGGTACGGCTGGACGTATTGGCTGGCCTTTATTGGTAACACTCCTACGGGGTTCTCCATTGCCACCCGTGGCGCGTTCTCTTTTGCGTGGGCATATAGTGCAAGAGTCCAATCTATCGCCTCCAATCGCTCCCCGTGGCGTTTCATTCCCGAGCCATAGTGGGCATTGCCGGAAACTGCCAAAGCCGTGCATGGTGGGTGCATCACGATCAGATCCCAGCCAAGGTCGATAACCTCCCAACAATCGCCCCTGTAATGGTGGGGGCTATCATCATCGGATTCTAGTAGATCGCAACTGTACGCATCATGCCCGCGCTTTCTGAATGCCTCCCGAACTTTCCCGCTATACTCACAAGCTATTAAAACTTTCATTAGATTCTCCAAATTAAGCTAATTATTAAAAGGTAAAAAAAGAGGCCCATGCAGATCCCGATTGATCGAAAAATGATTTTATCTAGCATAGCTTAAACTCCTAACGATAAAACGGTGAAAGTTACCAAGTAGAGCATGAAGGCACCAACCAAGGCACCACCCACAAAGACGACACTACCAACGGCGGCAGCTATGAGGTCAGAACGGCGCTCTCGTTTGGCGTGTTCCTTTTGCATTCTTATATATGCTGAATTCATTGTGTCACTTCCCTTGCTTGTTCGATTAGCTCCATCACAACGCCGTAGATCATATTGAACCGATCTTGATCTTTTTCGCTGTATGACTCGTTGCCGTATGCATCAGTTACCATTTGAATATGGTATCCGTCTAGACTTAGCATTGAAAAGGCAATTTCACAGCACAGTTCAACTTTTTCGTGGTCTTTAATTTTCATGGTTTATACCTCTTTGTAGTATGGGGCCGATAACTTGGCGGCAATTGTTGGGTATTCGTCTCGGTGCTTATAATACGTTATATGGCTATAGTTAAAACCATGTTCATCCGCGAATCTATATGCCAGCGTTTGAATATGCTTTATCCCGCGCCCTCTTATGTTGGCTATATAGCTAACAGGTGCTAGTTCTTTATTCTTAAAAATTGCTAGTGCTTGCATGGTTTAGCCCCTTGGTGGATTCCTTTTTTAGTCTATGCCTAGTCTCGTTCATATATATGCGCACTTGCTCCGACTTGTCGCAATCAACACAAGTGGCAGTGGTTGACGGTTTATGGTGGCCCATAAGCTTTGAGCATACCGCGCATTTTATTAATAGATGACTTCTCCAGTTTCCTATTGTCATGGTTTAGCCTCCTACTCGCAAAGGTTGCCATCAAGATCATCAAAAGCAAAGATACACGCATTGAACAGGGTTGCGTATGCTAACTTGCAGGCGTAATCATTAAAGGTGGCAGCCTCAAATCCGATTTCGTGCAGTTGCTCTTCTCCGTCCTCTGTATCGCATTGCTGGCACAACTCTATTGCTTTATAAGTATAGATTACACACTCATGACCATCGCACGTTTGGTGCATATAATCGTACACGTCCATGCCATGGTTTAAGAATTCTGCCTCAGCATCTTTGGCGATCCGGATTGCTTCCTGCTCTAATTCATATTGATTGTTTATCATTGTTAACTACTCCTAGTTATTAAGTGCCGTTTATTCGGCGTGGGAGCATTCTAATACTACCCATTGCCATAAAGCAAATAAGAATGTGTTTTTTTATGAATATAGACCAATAACTGATTAAATAATGATCAATCTGTACAAATAATGACCAATGTTGTGGTAGAATCGGGCTAATGAAATCAAGGGGTTAAATCTAAAGAAAGGGATTAGATAGGTTATAGCACATAATATCGCTCTCATGATCTCAGGGAACCATTAAAACGGTGCATAAACTGTAGTAAGTGGGCCTAATCTATACGATGGCATAGATACCTTTATGGTATGGCAATAATGCGCTGTATAGGTGGATAGAAAGAGGCCTTTAATAACCTGTGGATAAGTGTGGGCATAAGCTGGGGATAAGTGTGTGCATAAGCTGTGGAAAAGATGTGGGTAAGCTGTGGAAAAGAGGCACCCCCTCCCCGAAGCGTGGCATGTGAATGGTATATATGTCTCTCTCAAAAAAAAATTACCAATTATAGGTGAAGCATGATTAGAATTATTTGCGATGAAGAAGCTCATGAAAGTGACATTGAGTTGA